ACTCCGGCACAATTAAAGGCGCGCGCACAAGAGGCGCTACGAAGAGCCACATCATGACGCGCGGTCAAATCATTGAAGTGCTGAGACAAGCCTACAGTGAATTAGAGCAGGAAGATTCACCTACAAACGAAGCGCTTGGCGAGGCGATCGTGCAGTTTTCCGTAGAGTGGGACATTGAACTGGCGTCGCGTGTTGTGAGGCTGCGGTCAGATGCTGGCGAATGGCCATGACCCCCTGGACCTGCCCCCACTGCCAAACCGAGCAAACCCACGACGCCTGGTGCGAGCTGTGCCACAACGCGCGCTACGTGACGTGGGAGATCCAATTCGCGCATCACATCCTCGAGCACTTGCAGGACGGGCTCGCGCAGCCGCTCGACGTGCTCGAAGCGATGCAGGCGCGTCCGTGCTACGCCAAGCGGCAACTGGAGCTCGGCTACATTGCGCGGCACATGCGGCTGCTCACGAAGGACACCAGCGCGCTCGCGCGGCAGATTGCGAAGGCGCGGGCGTCGCGGACGATGCTGGACGTGCTCGAGACGGGCGACACGAAGGACAAGATCGCTGTGCTGAAGGGCATTCAGGTGCTCGGGGATGTCGTGGAGCACAAGGGGGAGACGGTGACGAGGCATGTGGTGGAACTGCACGAGGGGCCGCCGCCGCGGCGTGATGGCTGAGTCTCGAACGCTCTTCTACGGCACGCACGCGAAGGTCTATCGCGCCGTCTTCGGCGACGATTACCGCCTCTTCGACATCGAGGGCGCGGTCCGCAGCGGCAAGACCACGCTGTGCCTCGAAATCTGCCTCGCGCTCTGCCAACAGTTTCCCGGCATCCACGGCCTCATCTGCCGATTCTCCGACGACGACACGCACAAGCTGCTCAAGCCGATCTGGCGCGCGATCTGCCTCAAGGCCGGCGTGCAGATCACATGGAACAGCGAAGAGGGCTACGACGAGTTGCCGAACGGCTCGCGCGTCTACATCACTGGGCTGAAGACGCAGGACGTCACGAACCCGTATCGAAAGTTCCGCGGCCTCACGCTCGGATTCGTCTACAACGACCAGAGCGAGGAACTGCCGCACGGCGTGTTCACGGAATTATTCCTTCGGCTGTCGCAAGCCGGCGTGCCGCACAAGATGCTGCTCAGCCCGCAGACGGTCGATGAGGACCACTGGATCGCGAAGGAATTCCCCGCGGACCGCACGCCAAAGCCGGGCCGCGCCTACTACGCGCTCTCGACGCACGACAACGCGCACAACCTGCCGCCCAACTACATCGCGGAGATGGAAGACGCGCATCCGCCAGGCACGCCGATTCACACAACGCTCATTAAGGGCGAACGCGGCGCGCGGGTCGAAGGCGATCCGGTCTACGGCACGCCGATGGACGGGTCGCGCACTGGGTCGTTCCTGCGATCGCGCCACGAGGGACCGTGCGCGTATGACCGACGGCTCCGACTCGAGGTGGGGCTGGACTTCGGCAAGCATCACCCGTGCATCGTGGCGCGGCAGGTATCGCCGGCCGGACAGACGCGCTATCTCGGCGGCATCCTCGGGCAGAACCTGCATCTCGATCCGTTCCTGACGGCCGTGCTGCAGCATCTCGCGCGCTGGTTCCCTGACCCGATCGAGACGGTGTGGTGCTGCGACCCTGCGGGCGTGTCGAATCCGGTCGGGCTCGACATGGGGAAGACGCTGCGCGGGCACGGCATCGACGCGCGCTACAAGGAAGATTCCAACTCGCCGGCCGCGCGTGTGGCGCTCATCGACCGCATCGCGGCGCAGATGCGGGCGCGCGACTTAGCAGGAGACGAAGCGCTGCGCGTGTCGAACGATCAAGAGCATTGGATCCGACTCTCAGAGCACGGCTCGTTCACGCATCGCATGGTCGCGAGCGCGTTTGAGAGCGGCTACGTGTGGGATCCACACATGGTGTCGGTCGGGTCGAAGCAGATGCGCAAGCCGAAGAAAGACGGCTGGCATGAGCATCCGATGAACGTTGTCGAGTATCTGGAGGCCAACTTCGGGGCGCAGCCGCCGAAGAAGAAGGCGCCCGCACCGCTGATGCGCCAGTCGGCTCCCATTCGCGGCGACATGGCCTGGGGCGCGTAATGGTTGTGGTAGGATACGCGCGATGAGCGAGCACCTCGCCAAGGCTACACGTCGAGACATTCGCCGCGCGGTCGGTGTCGAAGCGGTCTCAGTGCTCGACAATCACGGCCAAGTGCTCGCGCAGCACCTCTTCCGCCTCAATCAGCACGGCCAGCAGTTGCACGAGGTGCAAAAACGCGTCGAGTCGATGACCGATAAGCGCTTGCGCGATGCCGAGCGGGTCGACGCGTTTATCAGCATGACGTTTGTGCAGCGTGTGCGCTGGTTCCTCGGATGGTGAAGCGACCTATCGCGCGCCCCGGTCAGATCGGCCTCGCCTGCGGCGCCTGTGGCGATGCGCTGATGCTGCTCTCGCGGCACACGCGCACCGGGCCTGACGTGTGGAGTTGCCAGCGCTGCCTCGCGCTCTGGGAGGTGCCGCCAGTGGAGGTGACGCGCGCGACTGTCGCAGAGGCGTCGAAGGTGGCGGCGAGGCGGCATGGCTGACCGCACGAAATTCCTCAAACTCGCCCGCGACCGCTTCAAGCAGGCGCAGGACGCCGAGAAAGACCAGCGCGAGCGCGAACTCGCAGACCTGCAGTTCTATGCCGGCGATCAGTGGCCGGAAGAAATTCAAACCGCGCGCAAAGGCCAGAACGCGCTCAATGGGCTCCCTCCAGTTCCGGCGCGGCCGTGCATCACGATCAACAACACACGCGAGCCGGTCCGTCAGGTGCTCAACCAAGAGCGCCAGTCCGACATGGGCATCGAGATCGTGCCGGCCGATGACTTCGGCGACGTGCGCGAGCCGATCGACGACACGGAAATCAAGCTACGCGAAGGGCTCGTGCGGCGCATCCAGCGCGAGTCGAAAGCCGCTGACGCGCGGACGTGGGCGTTCATGCGCGCCGTGATTGCCGGGCGTGGCTACTACGGCGTGATGACGCGCTACGTGCCAGGCAAGACGAACGACCAGGAAATCTACGTCCATCGCTACTACAACCAAGCCTGCGTGATGCTCGATCCGAACCACGAGCAGCCGGACGGATCCGATGCCGAGTGGGCGATGGTGGGCGTGGACATGCCGATCGACGAATACACGGCCGAGCACGGCAAGCGCAACGGCAAGGACAACGACGTCTGCGACTGGACCGATGACGACTGGCGCGCGAAGGGCGACGAGAGGCCCGAGTGGTTCTCGGCCGAGGGCGAGACGCGCACGGTGCGCGTGGTGGATTACTTCTACGTCGTGCGCGAGACGCGGGAACTGGTGACGTTCGCGCTCGCGTCTGATCCGACACAGCAACGCGTCGAGTGGGTGGACGAGGTCGAAGGCAAGAAGGCCAATCCCGATCTGGTCGCCGAACTCGCTGACTGGGTCGAGGTCGAGGACTCGCGTCGGCCCGTCATCGAGAAGAAAATCAAGTGGGCGAAGATTGACGGTTGCGATGACGACGTGCTCGACGAGACCGACTGGCTCGGTCCCGACATGCCGATCGTCAAGGTGCTCGGCGAAGAACTGCAGCCCTACGACCAGCGGCGTCGATGCGAGGGCATGGTGCGCCCGATGCGCGAGCCGGGCCGAGGCTTCAACTACATGATCTCGCGACTCGTGGAGATGATCGGCCTCTCGCCGCTGACGCCGATGACGATTCCCGCGCCGGGCGTCGAAGGTTTCGAGCAGTGGTGGCAGGCGCTCAACACACGCACGCTGCCGTATCTGCCCTACAACCAATGGGACGATGCGGGACGACCGATAGAGCCTCCTCGAGACACGCCAGCGAAGAACGCGCCGATCGAAGCGGTCGCTGCCTCGTTGCAGATGTTCCGCGAGTCGATTCAGGACACCAGCGGCTATCATGGGCCGTCGCTCGGCAAGGTGGATCCATCGGTCAAGAGCGGTCGCGCCATCAAGGCGCTTCAGGAACAGGCGTCGCAAGGGTCGAATCACTATCTCGACAACCTGCAGCGGTCGATTCGCTACGAAGGGCAGATTACCAACAACCTGCTTTACCCCATTTACGGCCGTCCCGGTCGCATCGCACGCATTGTGAATGCCGAAGGCGACGCCGAGCACGTGCTGCTGCATACGCCGATGGTGATGCAGAACGGCAAGCCGGTCGCGGTGAATGCCGAGCATCCGCAGGCGAAGACCTACACGCTCACAAAGGACGCGCAGTTCAACGTCATCATCAAGGTCGCCAAGGACTGGGACAGCCGCCGGCAGCAGGAGGCGTCGATCGTCGGTGAACTGATCGCGGCGAATCCCGAGTTGATGACGTGGTTTGGCGATCTCTGG